TAAGAGCTTGCCGTCATCGGTTAGTTTCAAGTCATCAATTTTCAGCAATGCTTTTACCGCCTTTGGGTTTTTCGCTTTTGCGCCCAATAGAGCACCGTCAAGGGCATGGTCAAACTTTAGCGCATCGATCTGCTTCTTTGCTTCGGCTTCCGCGGTTTCTGCTTTGGTTTTCCAGTCTTCAACAGCTTTTTGCAATTCTTCCGGTTTCAGTTCCTTGAAGCTCTCAATCTGCTTATTAGCTTCATCAAGCTGCTTTTGCAGCCCTTCTGCCGCGGTGGTTGCGGTTGCCAAATCTTCCTTATGCTTCTCGATGTCCTTACCATGCAAAGCCATGATCTTATCCGGCAAATCTGCCTCAAGACCAGCCTTCTCAATGACCTCGTCGGTCAACCCCAGTTTTTTCAAATCTTCGCGTTTCATTATCTGTTCCTCTTTTGTTTACATTGTTTTTACGTGGTCAAGTCCACATGACTACCGCCTTTTACGTTTGCGGATAACGAAAAAACGCCACACCGCCGGATTACTCCGAAAGCATGACGCTTTGTCCTGCCTTATCTGTTGTGCCTCACCCAAAGGGCGCGACACTTTTAATATTCAATAACTGAATTATAAACCCTTTTATATATTATTTCAAGCCTTTTATCTCCCGCTCATACCACGCGCAGTATTGTTTGCATAGTGAGTAGAGCAGATTCAGGAACGAGCGGAATTCTTTGCTCATATCTGTTCGCGCTCCCTCTGCCGGTACAATCCAGTTTGTTTGATAAAGTCTCTCATGCGCCCCTGCCACTCTTTTACTTTTGACAATTCAAACCCGTTTTCCTGACCAGCGGCGGCCAGCACTTCCGCCTCACGCTTCCACTTTCTGATCCCGCGCTCGAAATATCTCTGCTTCTGCGTGGCTTCGTAGTAGTCAATATCTTTGCCATTGTATGTAACCGTCTTACTGGCATAACTGTCCAAGTCGGCCTGTTTGTATGCGTTCTCGGATATGCCGTCGAAGTAAACACTATGAGAATGCCTACAGTTCCAACCATAAAGCCCAACACCTGTGCCATAACCGGTAATCTCGTAGAAGTTTGGATATCCTGTGCCGGTTCTTGAAAATATACGTCCCTGCCACATTTCATGATTTTCTGGCACATCTCCCTGATTACGCGCTCCAACATGTGCTGAGGTCTGAACCAAATCTATGCCCATTTCATCGGCTCGTGCCTCTACTAATCGTCCGGCAGTGCTATTTACACCAGTCAACACCGCCCGCCTGACCGCAACATCTAGCTGGTCGCTCCTGCCAACGTACTGGATAGTTCTGACACCATCATCCGCAATGCTTTTGACTGCATCCCTGATGGCCTCGGTGTATGACATAACACCAGTTGATACCTGCATGTATGCAAGGTCAGCCGCGTCTATAAACGCGTTTTGTCCAGTAATCGCGGTCGTGTTGATGATGTTTCGTAGTGTCCACTTGGTTTTATCCAGCCCAACGCGCAAAACGTCCAGCATGGCCGGAGACTGGTTAAATGGCATAGGATTCAATCCAGCTTGTTTGTAGATAGAATCCTCAAACGCAATGGTTTTCACACCGGCTTTTTCAAATATCTTTTGCAGTTCCTTTTCCGACTGGCCGGTAACTTCCGCCAGTTGTGCCAGAATGTCATCGTAGAGCATGGCCGACTGGTTCAGCCGCTCCACCTGCCACGCGGCGGCGGCATAGTTTAGCGCGGCCAGTTTTTCGGCAATCTTTTTGATTACCGATAACTGGTAACGCTCGTATATCTCAACGACCGAATCCGGTAGAACGTCTAACTGGTCAAAGGTGAGCAATTATATTTCCTCTTTGCCATCAAACAAACTGTTTTCTTCCTGCGCCGCCCGCACATCGGCAATTTTTTGTTTAGCGGTCTCTTCGTCTTCCCCAAAATTGCGCATGCGAAACTCAACTGGCGACATGATACCCTGTTGCACCAGCCGCAAATCCTGCTGAAATTGAGCATCTTTATCAACAATGACCGAATCGTCAAAATCATAGGTGACGGTGTACTTGCCCTTAGGCGCCAGTTTTGACAGGGTAGCCCATGTGTCCATTGCGTACAACAGGTCATCTAGCGCGGCTTGCACCGACTTTTGGATGTCCACCACAGTCGCATAACTACGTTGTTTAGCACTGGCTATCTCGGTAGCCGTTTTCTCAACCATCTGCGGGTCGCTCAACGTGCCATACGCCAGACCGCACGCAAACTCAACCTTTTTGAGGATTGCATCCAGACCATTGAGGATGTTTTGCTCCCTGATGTTGGGTGCCCACTCTTTGAATAGGTCGCCCTCCGCTGATCCGGTCTCCATAGCGCGGTACAGGCGTTTGTTGGGCAGGATAGGCTTGCCATTGGTATCTTTACCGAACGCTAGCACATCCACAAAAATGGCCGCTTTGGTCGCCTCGAATTCCCACATCAGGTCTGACCACTGTTGGTCGGCCTGCTTTATCAGGTCGGTTGCCCGGGAATAACATGACACGCCCAGGGGAGATGTTGGATCGATGTTATTGGCCAGCGGGTAGCGGAAATATGCGAACAGCGGTTTATCAATTCCGGTGATGGTGGCTTCTTCTTCCAACCCGTCCCAGTCATCGATCGCGGATAACGAGACCTTCGTTCCCAGCATGTCCTGCATTGTGCTTTTATAGGCGACGTTGCGCACGATATAACCGGCATCCGTCAGCGCGTGGTACTCTAAGCGCGTGTACCAGTTATCGCCTTTTTTGCGCTGATCCACAAACACGGCAGAGATGATATTACCGTTGCGGTCGTACTCGACCGGATAAAACTGGTCGGCGTGGACAAAGTCCACGTTTAAATCCTTACCGTCCACGTAAGGCTTAAAAATTATCCCGCCCTTAGCACTGCCAAACTCGATCACATCACGTAGTTTGTCCCTCACTTTGCCGAACTGCTCATTGAGGTAGTCCGCTCTCTTGCTGCCCTCGATGGTGATATCCAGCTCCAACGTCACCAAACGCGACACCTCGGAGGCAATCGCCGACGCCAGGTTGAGTGAGTAAACCTCGCCCTCCTTGAGCCAGGGCGCATCATTGGCGTACATTTTCGTCCACAATTCCAGCGCCCGGATCATCGGCTCGCTGATCGCCACATCGACCTGCATAGCCTGTTTAATGGTTTGTTTCCCGATCATTGACCACCACACCTTTCGTATCCATTCAATAATTTTTCGGATCATTGACCTCTCCGTCTCCAGATCAGGTTCGTGCCATATCTAACTGAATCAATCGCGTGATTATCCTTGTCCGGATACTCCGAGATATATTCGCCATCTTTGGTTTGTTCGTACTCATAATTCAAAAACTCTTCTGCGGTATGCGGGCAGCGCGTGTTGTCGATAACAATCGATTTTAGGGATTGCAACCACTTGATCGAATAACGCACTGAATCCGGACCCTTTTCCGCGCCCCTTGCAGCCGCGCCATACTCACGCAGGTCAGCGATCGACTTAGGCTCGGCACTGTCGCAGATCAGCGTATCAGATGGTCTCAGCCCAGCAGCAGTCATCAGATCATACAGCCGCCGGTTGCTCGATTTCCACGCCCGCACCTCACCATATATGTATAATGTCAGGCGTGCCGCGTCATAGTGGCAGCGGGTCATATGGGAGGGGTCTGGGTAAAATCCAAAATCCAGCCCATGCAACACATGATCGAATTGTTTGATATCCTCATCCGTGATCTTTTCCAGTTTGACGTTCTCAAACACCAGCCCACCCACGCCGATGGACTCACCCAGATATTCGTGCCGGTACGCGTCCGGGTTGATCTCTTTCAGAAATTCAGCCTCGTCGATGAACGCCTTGCCCAACCACTCCGGCGGCACCTGTAGATAGGTGGAGCGGTGGATCATGCGATGCTCGTTGGGGATAGCCATGTCCTGTATCGCCCAGTTGTTACGGGATCTCGGCGGGTTGATGACCTTGATCTGAATCGCGTGGTCGCCCCCACGGATGGCGGACTGCACAATTGAACGAACGGCGGCAGTGCCACGGAATTGGTCCAGCTCCTCAAACAGGAGAATCCCGATGTAACCAAACGGTGGTTTGATGGATTTTATTTTCAGCGGGTCGTCACCGCCGCGAAAATATATTTTCTGTCCGCTCGGTTTATAGGTGATTTCCAACGGGTTTGTCGTGCACTTGAATTTACCCTCAA